TCAACTTGCCACAACCGGTAAGCGAGAAGGACAGTTACACCGCCCAAGATTAAGTAAGTTATCATTTTGCTTTTCCTTTATAGAATTTGTGATTGAAGATGGTTTGACTGAATTGGTCAAACTCTGGCTTGTACTCATCCCTTTCAAACTCATACGGCTTGGCTTCAGGAAGTTCTTGGTTCATTGCCTTCTTAATGCAATGGATAGAGTAACCCACCGTAAAAACGATGGGTGTTAAAACGATTGGATAAATTATGTCAAGTGTCATAGTTTTATTTGATGCCAAAAGGTTTCAACGATTCTAAGATTATTGGATGAATGGGAGATTGCTCTCCCAATTCATACATCAATGTTTCATCATTGTCAACTAATTTCTTTGCAGTTCCTTGTTTGATGTGCTTGTTAACAAGTGACAAGATTTCTGAATTTTTGGTGATTACTCCGTTTAATGTTCCGAAGGTTTCGTTGCGATTGATAATTGCTTTGTCTTTCATAGTGATTCAAACTAACAACCTTTTTTTCACTTATGCAAATTTATTTTCTAATTGGCTTTGTAAATGAACGATTTATTTTGTGATTGACAAAAATAGCTCTCCAGCGTATGTCAATTTCTCATCAATGATTTCTTGTGCATCCTCATCCAATGTGATAAGTGTACCTGTTACCTTCTTTCCTTCGGGCATTCGTGGATCATACGAAACAAAAATACCTTCTTCCAATCCGGTTGCAATCATACCCATCTGCATCTGCCAATAGTACTCAGTCCTCTTGGATTTCAAATGGTCATTGTTCTTAATGAAAAAGTTTTGAAGGTGGTTGCCTGAATTGAAAGGGCATTTGATTTCCACCAACTGGTGACCGAGTGCATCAGGTGAATACCCACCCCATTCACCGTAAGTGATGAAGGTGTATGTCTCTGCACCGTAGTAAGTGAAGAACTCATCGGTTTGCTGGGAGAAATAGTGGAAGGCTTCCTTCTCGTGTTCTTTGCCCCAATCCAAAGCCCGACCATAGATCTCCGATTTCGCACCGGTTAAGTATTCCGCTGCCTTCTCAAAGACAAATGATTTCGCAGTTTCCGATAGGTACTCCGATTTGTTTTTCGGAGTTCCCATCAGTTTGTGGATTTCGGAAGCGGTGAAGCGTGAACTTCTCAACCTTTGCCAATCTTCTTCGTTCAAAGAAGCGTGTATAACTGGATGTGTGTTATTCATTTCTCACCGATTAAAAGTTTCATATTGACCGGAGATACCTCAAACTTGCTTGTGATGTCTGTCATCAATCCACCTGTCTTCAAATGCTCAACGGCTTTGTTCCAAGACGGATGCTTTGGTGTTAGTTCATCTTTCTTTGGAATCTGTCTTCCCATTGCCTTCTCTCCGTCATCATCATCATCAATGTTCAAGTTTAGGATTGAACCGAGTGCATACCTCCGTGCATAGGTCAATGCACTTCCCATTGCTTGTGGATCGTTCTGCTTTGCAACTGGCATCACATAAGATGATTCCATCCATTCACCTGAATCAGCGTGAAGGATGATGGTTGTGAGTGCGTTCTCATCAGGGAATTGACTGATTGCCAAACCACATTCGCTCAATGGCTTTTGGATTGTGTCCAGTATGTTCGCCAATGACGCATACTTGGATTTGAAAAAAGGATTGTTGGCTTCCTTTGCTACCTTGCTCACCGATGATTGGAATTTTACCAACGCACCAGCGATGTTCTTGATTGATTCGCTTTTATTCATAGGAAATTTGTTTTGTGTCCGAGCATAAATAATACTGTAAACTTGTCGGGTTCAAGATAGAAGAATCTTTCCGACTCAATGCCGACCAAGTTGGTCTCAACGCACCCACCGAAGTACACATCTTTCTTGATCATATACGGTTCAAGTTCATCAAAGTGATTCTCAAGTAAATAGTCATCAACTTGCTTGTCAGTATAAACATACCTATCCCCACCGATTGTGAGAATCCACCCGTTGATTGTTGCCTCAATCATTGTTCACCTCCCTCAATGCGATTTCAATGACGGCTTTGGCTTTTGGCGAAACGATGTTCCCCTCAACCAAATACTTGCGAACGGTTGGAAGTGATACCCCTGTTTTACGAGCGACTATTTGAAATAGCCCTTGTCTGCGTTTAAGTTTAATTGTTTCAATTGCTTTCGTGTAATCCATAACGAGAGCAAAAGTAAAATAAACTTTCTAATAATGCAAATAAACTTTTCTTTTTGTTACAATTTTATGTCTTCCGAGAATATCAAATCTCCGAAACGAGCATTCAACTCATTCACCAATTCCATCTGTATTGATTCCGTGAACGCATCCTCAAGGAATGGTTGTGCCTTCGTTCCTCTGCGGTGAATCTTGTTTGCGATAGCCTTTGCCATTGAATCGTAGGTCATCGTTTGTGGTGGCTTGATTCCTTTGAATGCCATCCATTCTTTGATTGACTGCCACAAATACGGAGTTCCTTCCGTGTGACCATTTCTTGTTGGCTTCCTTCCGTATTCCACGAATTCCCAGTAATCTTCAGCGAGAAGAATCGTGTTGATGGATGTTGGCGTTTTGGTGATCTCTCCGGGGACAAAAGATTGGCGAAGAACTGAAGACGCATTGATGTTTTTGTTGTCAAGGTTTGCCCAAATGGGTGGAATCACCTTCTTATTCCACCAATCAACGATGATTTGTTGAAGGAGTGAGCCTTGATTGACATCATCCAAATATGTATCAAGTGCATCAGGCAGTTTATTGATGTCTATTGTAGCCACATTAAAACGCTTAAAATTCCTAAACCTATACTCATACCCTTGAACACGGACAAAGTGCGTGAGATGGCTTTATTTTGCTTCACAAGTGAATCATTCTCCGCATTCAAGTATGCGATGTTTACCTTTTGTTTGGTGATGACTGAATCTTGTTCCGAAATAATGATGGAATCCGATGTCACAATCTTTCGTAAATGCGTGACTTGTTCCCTTGCAATTGCACCTTTGACCAAATATGTGTTTGCTTGTTTGATTGTGTTGGTATCAATCAGCACTTGCCCTGATAAATTCAACGACCAAAAAATTAACCCATAGGTTGATATTTTTATCATTGCTTTCATCTTATAAGGTAGCATTCTTCTTTGATTGTTTTTCTTTTTCTGCGATGAGCTTGTCAAGATACCACTTCGCTTTGTACAAATCTTCCAATCCATTCTTGTCCTCGCACCTCCATAAATACTTAATGATGTTCCCAGTGCAAACCGCAACCAAACCTTTCTTTTTAATTGTCGCAGATTCAATGGCATCAATACATTCTATTTCGCCTTGCTTGTAGTGTGTTGGGTTGACTGCATCCATTTGACAACAAAGGTATAATAGTTTTCCTCAATCAGGATTATGTGACCGCCCTTCATATAGAGTTGGGTGTTCTCAAACAACTGCGAGATAGCAACGATTTGATGTTCATCAACCATCCCATCTTCCAAGATTTGGACGATGTCGGATTCGCCTTCAATCAAACCCATCCAGTTGTCGTTCTTGGTCTCGTGTATGATTTGAACCTTGATCATATTACAAGATTTTACCGTTGATGATTTTGAAGTTGTCAACATGAAATGATAAATCTTCATTCACGGTTACATAGGCAAACCCGTTTGACCATTTGGTGTAAGCATAAGGTCTATATTCTGGTGACAAGTTACAAAGTGAACCCATTGACCAAACACCAACTTGCTCTCCGTGAAGATTGTTTTCGGAGTGGTGAGATACCTGATGATAGTGACCGACAATTGTTGATGCCTTTGCTTTCAAAAAGAATCCTCGTGCCGGGTTTACTGGCGAGAATACTGATTCCCCAAGTTCGTGACCGTGTAAAACCGTCAATTTCCCAAGTTTAATCATTTCACGATTCACTGGAATGATGTTGTATGTGTTTAGATGCAACAAAGATTCCAAACTCACATCGTTCAAATCAGCAAGTTCACGAGCATTCCTCAAGATGTATGCCCTCATTCTTTCCTCGTGATTCCCAATCTTGTAGTAAATTGCTTGTGTTGGGAATAACTCTCTTAAATACTTAAAAAAGTTTCTGCCCATTTCCAATTCCTCCGAAATCTTTGGTCTGCGAATTTCCTTTGAGAATCTGCTCACATCATAACAATCAAGAATGTCACCATTCAAGATAATACAATCAGGCACATTCGTTGCCCCATAATTTAAGGCAGCGGTCAAGGCTTCTTCATCGTGAAATGGAAGGTGAATGTCCGAAAGAATCAAATACTTTCCTTCGCCCAAAACAACGGGAATCATATCTTCTGCCCTTGAGAGAATATTCAATTTTGACAATCCTTCTTTGATGGAAGAATGTGTGGGTTTATCTATGTGATTTTGATTCATAACATGGTGTAAATCTTTCTCTCCCATTGCACCTTTGTAATAACGAATAACCGCCCTTGCATTTTCTAAAGTGCTGAACAAACCCTCTTCTCTTGTGAATATCATTGATGCCAAAGTTCGGTTCGGCAATTCAGGAAATTGAAGAATGTATTTTTTGACGGTTTCTTGTTTCAGCGTTTTGCTCATAGAGTGGTATCCAAGTGGATGTGCAAACCTATTGCCTTTTTTAGCCCCTCTGCTGAAGGTTTGAAGGTGTCAAGGTATATTGTATCAAAGTGATTGATTGAATCAATTAGACGCAATCTTTTGATTTTCTCCTTCACTATAATCCTTTCGTGCATCTCAACATTTAGTGGTTTGATATATCGGACTGGTTCATCATAATTGAAGAACGCCCACAACCAACTAAACAGGAACAACGCAAGTATTGTGTAAATAAGGAGTGAGGACTTGGAAGTTGATTGCATAACCAGCGAGAATATCAGTTTTTGAATCGTAGAATGGGGAAGCGTTGCCGTTGATCACAATCTCAAAATCCTCATCATCTTGTGTGTTGTCTTCAATCAATGCGAAGATGTCAGTCATAATCTGTGCGGTATCGGAAAGAACTTCAATTGTGTTGCTCTCACTTTCAAATACTCTGTCCATCACAAGTAAGGCAAAGTTGTAGGTTTGAAGATTCCCACCGGACTGCAAATTGAATCCATCAGGATACAACCAAACCAAAGGATAATACTCAACATTCTCAACCGTCATATTTGACTGCTGACCAACGCCAAACTTGTGAACCATCTTATGGCTTTCGGCTGCGGACTGGATCTTTGCTATTATTTGGTTTAGTGTCATTCTTGAGAAATTTGAGCAGTTTGGCTTCGTTGTTTTTTTGCCACTTATTTGTCCGTGTCGGGGAAGTCATAGTTCCAAAAACAATCTTGTGATGTGGGAAGATAAATACCACCGACAAAAGCGGTGTTCTTTGGTCGGATTGTATCAAAGGTACTGCCGGGATTCAAGAACAAAGGATAATCATTGGTATTTGTACGCAGATAGTCCCTCAATCTATTGGCATAGTATTCCGCTTTGTCACGATAACGCCCTTCAATCATTGTCATCTCCTCAACTGATACCGCCCTTGCATTGTCACTCTCACGAGATGCAACCGATTTGTTCATCAATTTGAAGGTCATTGGAAGCATTGCTTCGGTCAATGTATAATACTTCAAACAAGGTGCAATGTACGAATCCAAAAGGGTAGTATTCAACTGGGTTAATGTTCCAGCGAATGCTTGTACTTGCAACTCATTATAAATGCCTGAACCAATCACATCACGGATGTAGATTTCTTGAGCTTCTTTGATTGCTGATTTCAACAACTTATCGTCAACATTCTCATTCAAAGGGGTGTTGTCTTTGAGATAAGTGGTTGAAATGAAATATACAAAATTGGTCATCGTTTGATCCTCCTTAATAATTGTTGAACCCAAATATGTCTGCACTGTGGGGTGTTCACATCCAAGACGGGGTTGTGATACCAACCACCTCTTCTCTTCCATACATCGTATCCCAATTGAGTTGACATTGCATTGATATCCTCCCTTGAATATACACGGTTACTTTCTGCAATCTGTCTGCAAAAATCACGAGTTGTATCAATCACCAATGCACCTTGAATCCCAGCGGCTAAACCATAACGATAACGAACCACAATCTCGGTTTCCAATCTCTTCACCTCTTCAACTCCTTTTGGGGTTGTTTCAAGACCATCTTCGTATGATTTGATTAACTCTGCTTTGGCAAGTTTAGCAATGGCATCAGCGACAACCTTTGCATCCAGTTTGGTGATGTTGACAATGTCTCCAACTTGAAGACCTTTGTTCTCTTTCAACACATTCAAGATGGCAGTTTCAACAGCATCCACGAACTCAAACTTGTAGGCTTCAAAGTTGTCTGCACTCTCTCCGTATTGTTGGAATACCTTGATGTCTCTTTCATCATCCCATCCAAAAGGATTTTGTTTTGAAAGGGCAACGGTTTCTTCTTCTTCAATCTCATCAAATCCCAACTCTTTTCGTGCTTCGTTTCTGTCAATGATTCCAGCACTATACAAAGCCTGATAGTCAAGACCAATTGGTGGCTTGTTGATGGTTTCCAAACGAACTTTTGCGATAGGTTCTAACAAGTATGAAAAAGCATCATCAATCTTTTGTTGGCGTGGTTCAATGTATGCGTGATGAAACATTTCGTATGCTTCAATTAGTTCCGTTCTACCGCCTAACTGACCTTCTACACGAACACCAAACAACATTGGAGAGTTGACCTTATGAGCAACAAAGATTTCCTGTTGAACGGTCTTATTCAACAAGTCAAATTGCTTGTCAAAGTCCGAAGGTTGAAGGTTGCTGATGACAGATTCCTTCTCCGTTGGATCGTTGTACTGAATAATTAACCCACCGGCATTGTCAGTCCCTTGATAGTTCTCCTTAAATCTCCTTGCGGTTGATCTCGCTTCTTCAGGGGTTGGAGTTCCTTTGAATAACTGGATGTGAGTTTGTGCCGTAAATCCGTTCTTAATGCTATTCAAATAGTAATTGGAAATCTCGGTATCAACCTCAATGTATTTCAACGCACCTACATAATCAGGCAAAGGATATTCACCTTGACCGGGACGGTAAAACTGGCAATAGTATAATTGCTTTGATTCCCTTGTGATTGGGTTGTATGGTTGATAGTGAATCTTTTCCGCTTTGTTATCTGTCCAGTCAGCACAATACACGAAATCACCGTCAAGACCTTTGCGAACATCCTTAAATGGGATGTGATAATACTCCGAAGGTGCGGTCTTTGCCTTGTTCCAAATCACCTCAACTGCAAACCCATTAAATAACTCGGCATCGTATGCAATCTTTACTTTGAGTTCTTCGTAGGTCTCGTATGCGTTTATGTTTTTAAGTTTGGCTTGGGCTTTTGCAATGTCGGTTGTGTTTTGTCCATATACCTCCGTGCCAATACCACTCACATAAGATGCTTTTGCAGAAACAATCGCATTGTGTTTGGGTGATTTATTGAATAACTCAATGAGAAAATCAGGATAGAGATTGTCTGCTCCGAAGGTCACGAAT